TTTGCCATGCTTCCGTCACCCTCGGATATCATTTGTCTCCTCCTGCTTGCTTGCATAACTCTTTCTTTTTGCCTCAAGCGATATGATGTTGTCACGACCCATTCCTTTTAAAAATTTCTCCGCTACGTCTGAACTTAACCCAGTTAGCTTGCGAAATCGGTCAACTGCTTGGTCAAATGTAAAGCCACCTTTTTTGTATGCAATTAGCACATCTATGCTTCCTAAGATTTTGGGGTCAATTTTAGCCATTCTCTGGCCTCCTCTCCTAATACTCTTGCACCTATGTCTATCTTATCACGAAGAGCTTTGACGATCTTCTCATCAATAGTCCCCTCTGCAATTAAATCGATATATGTGACGGGGTTTTTCTGACCTATACGATGACAGCGATCCTCGGACTGGATTCGAGTTTCAAGGTTGAAGTCGTTAGCATAGTAAATCACTGTGTTGGCCTCGGTCAGTGTAAGGCCATATCCTGCGGTGGCGGGGTTCGCCACAAAGAACCTTGCGTTTCCGTTCTGGAATCTTTCAATGGCGAGTTGCCTGTCTTGGTCTGAGGTATCGCCATAATATGAGACCACGGATTGTTCCCCATATACGTTGGCTAATTCTGCTTGAACCTGGATGATATCATAACGAAAGCGAGACCAGATGATGATCTTACCGGACACCTCCTCGATACAATCCATCATGGCGGATAGCCGTTGAGTTGGAACCTCGAGCAGGTCACCCTCGTCCGTCTTTATATGCCCTGATAGAACCTGTTGAATACGAAGCATCTGGGTGATAACCTGCGGCGCCGATACTAGATCGCCGCTCTCCAGAAGGGTCATTGCCTCCTTTTGCAGGTCTTTATACATACGTAGTTGTTCCATGGTCAGAGCCACAGAGCGCACAGTATATGTTTTTTCTGGCAGATCTAAGCAATCTTTCTTTAAAACGCGATAGGTATACGGGTCAATCTTCACAGAAAGCTCCTCTAGGTTCCTGTAGCCAAGAACCTGTTGGAAGCTATGCGCACCCATGCTGCGCTTCTGTAGGACGGCGTAGCGCCCTTGATAAGCATAGAAAGAGTCGTAGCCAAGAATAGTGGGGTCAAGAAACTGAAACTGCGCGAACAGGTCCATGGGAGATTTTGTTACAGGAGAGCCTGTTAATAGTCTTTTGTACTTGAACTTAGCCGCTATCTTTAGTAAAGACTTAGTGCGCTTGGCCTTATGGTTCTTGATGGTCGTTGACTCGTCGATAGCTATAAGGCCATGACGCCCAAACTTCTCTGCCATCCATTCCCCTGCGGTCTTACCTTTGGCACTAGAAAACGCCTCCACATTCATCACAAATATTTTGAGGCCTAGTTCTTTACCTAAAAAGAACGCTTTAGTTTCTTGCTTATATGCTTTGCTCTGTCCTGCCTGCCACGCACAAACGGTGTGCTGGATATCATTCGGAAAATGCTCTGGTATCTCTTTGTTAATCCAGTTGCGATAGACACCCTTTGGTGCAATGATTAGAGCAAAGTCGAGCTGGTGCGTGTTGCCAAGATACGCGATGCTGTCGATTAGAACCTTCGACTTACCAGTTCCCATCTCCATAAAAAAACCATACGCATCCATAGATATATTGCGGTGCATAGCTTCCCGCTGATGCTCATATGGTTCCGTTTTGAATTTGTAGTTGACTTCCATCTATGTCCTCCTATATGGTCTAAACATAGGGCAACGGAATGGTTCCGTCAAGCCTGTCAAACCTGAAGAGGATGTACTTGCTATGAAGCAGAGTGAAACAATCTTTGATGAAGAAATGTTCGCAGATGCAGATACGCTATCTGGCGTGGATGCAGATGGGGGCAAACAGTTGTCCGGTTTAGTTCGTCGGCTCAACGAGAAACAAGAACAAATTGATGAGACTGAAAAGTATCTCAAAGAACTAAAAGCAGAAAAACAGCGGATTGCGTTTGAACAAATACCTATGCTCATGGATGAGATGGGTATTGAGCGTGTGGATGTGGACGGTGCTACCGTTACACTGAAGCCGTTTGTGTCTGCGTCAATCCCTGCTGACCGGAAGCAGGAGGCTTTCAATTGGCTCCGAGAACATGGTCTGGACGACATAATCAAGAACGACATTATCGTGTCGTTTGGTCGTGGTGAAGATAATGCAGCTGGGGACGTTATGTACGACCTCGAGCAGAAAGGTTTTCACCCAGAGCAAAAGACTCATATTCATTCAATGACGTTAAAGGCGTTCATCCGAGAACAGGTTGAACAAGGTAAGCCGATAGATTTGGATATGTTTGGAGCCTATGTAGCAAGAACTGCTGAAGTAAAGAGGAAAAAATAATGGCTAATCAAGTAGCAAAAAAAGAAGAGGCTGGTCTGCCCGCCGAAATTATGGACGATATCTTTGACACCGCTGGTGAGGGTACAACCTATGAAGCCAGTGAGTTACAGATTCCATTTGTGCGTGTAGCACAAGGAACGTCACCGCAGCTCAAGAAGAGCGACATGAAGTATATTTCTGACCTGCGTCAGGGCGATATCTTTAACACTGTCTCTGGCGATATTTGGGGCGGCGACGACGGCATCACTGTCATCCCATGCTTCCAGATGACCACTTATCCAGAGTTTGTCTCTGGTGACCAAGGTGGGGGCTTTGTAGGTGTTCGTCAGCCAGACGACCCAGACCTGTCGCGGACCACTCGACTTGGGGCAAAAGAATATTTGCCTAACGGTAACGAGGTTATCAAAAGCGACCAGCATTTCTGCCTGATTGTAGGTAAAGATGGCATGTATGAGCCAGCCATTGTGGACTTCAAGTCCACGGGCCTCAAGGTCAGCCGCCGCTGGAAGACACAGATTGCCATGCAGAAAGTTAAGCACCCAACCACTGGTGAGATGAAAACTCCTGCTTTGTTTGCAACCATGTGGAACCTCACTGTAGTTGAGGAGTCCAAGACTGTGGATGGTGAAATGCGTAGCTGGTACAATTGGGCAATTGAAAAGGTCGGTCTTGTACAGGACAAGAACCTATTCAATGAAGCCAAGTTGTTCCGCGAATCAGTCATGAAGGGTGAGGCTAAAGCCCAGCAGGAAGAGGGACCAACGGCGTCGTCTACCCCTGTGGACAACACTCCTGTCGGAGATGATGATATCCCATTCTAGTGACTTGGGGGAGGTTCGCCTCCCCCTCTTTTTGCGGAGCAAGTAATGAGTTTAGTTGATCGTTTCGCTGCGGCCTTTGAAGGCTCCAGCGTAGCTCACGGTCAGACAACGGTAGGAAGTGTAAGGAAAAACGGAAAGACAGAGGCAAAGAGTTTCATTGTTCGAGAGCCGCTAACCAAGACATTGTTGGCGGCACACTTAGAGGGCGGACATGGAGTTGGATCAATACCTATCAACGATAAGAATATGTGCAGATTTGGCGCATTGGATATCGACACATACCCAGTCGATCACGTTGAGATATTGAAGAAGTGCCGCCGTTTTAAGCTACCGCTAGTTGTTTGCCGTTCAAAATCAGGCGGAGCGCACCTGTTCCTGTTTATGCAGGATTGGATTAGTGCAACCGATATGCGCGATCACCTTACGGAGTTCGCCGCAGTTCTTGGATATGGGGGATGTGAGGTATTTCCAAAACAGGCTAAGATCCTTGCCGAGCGCGGGGATGTAGGCAACTTCATTAACTTGCCGTACTTTGATGCAGAGAACACACTTCGCTATGCCATAAACAGCAAGGGTGACGACCTGTCGCTTGAGGAGTTCTTAAATCAGGTAGACAAGATTAAATGTACTTTAGAGGATCTTCGCAAGCTGGAGTTCACCAGTGACGATGATGACTTACGAGAGATGCCACCATGTCTTCGGATTATGTTTGCTACGTCTGTGCCGGACGGAACTAGAAACAAGGTAATGTTCCATGCGGCAGTGACCGCTAAGATGATGCACCCAGACTCGTGGGAAACCACGCTGGAGAAATGGAACCAAAAGTACTGCAAGCCTTCGTTGCCAGCTAACGAGATTGTGACAATACAGCAGCAGCATAAAAAGAAAGAGTATGGCTACCTGTGTAAAGAAGAACCTATGGGCAGTCACTGCGATAAGGCGGCGTGTCGTCAAGCTAAGTTTGGTGTCGGCAAGAACAGCTCGATGCCGGGTATCAGTGGTCTGACAATCCAGAAGTCGGAGCCAAGACTTTACTTCTTGGACGTAGACGGCAAGCGTCTAGAGTTGTCAACCGAGCAGTTACAAATGCCGTTGCAGTTTCAACGTGCGTGTATGGAGCAGCTTGATGTCATGCCTCCGATTATGAAGGCGGCTGACTGGCAAAACTATGTAAACGGCTTGCTTGAGAACGCAACTCAAATTGAGGTTCCAAAAGAACTGACGATTAAGGGTCAGTTTGAAGAACTGTTAGAAGTGTACTGCACTAGCCGGATTAGAGCCAAGTCCCCGCAGGAGATGATGCTTGGCAAGCCTTGGACGGAAAGCGATATGACAATGTTCACGCTCAAGGGTTTGATGGAGTTCTTGCGCAATCGTGGGTTCAAAGATTTGCGTAGACCACAGATCCAGCAGCGCCTAAAGGATCTCAACAGTGGGCAAGAGTGCAACACTATATATAAGTTTAAAGACGAAGATACAGGTCAATGGAAAAATCTTCGCGTCTGGTTCGTTCCAGAGTTTGACTACAATGAAATCGAACTGCCAATAGAGGAGAGAGTAAATGACATACCATTCTGATGAACGGTATCTCAAGGTCGGGGAAATAGTTGCTTGGTTAGGTGTGGCAAGGTCTACCATATACAGGTGGGTTGAAGAGGGTCACTTTCCTAAACCAGTAGTGCTCGGTCCTGAGACAGAACGAAACAGTACTACACGTTGGTTGCGCACGGACATCGAGAAGTGGTTAGATGCGCGTCCACGCGAGAAGAACAATGACTGATGAGACGCTAATCTTTGGCCCTCCCGGTTGCGGGAAGACTCACATGATGATTGAAATTGTGCGTAAAGAACTAGCTAATGGTACGCCCCCGGACAGGATTGGTTTTGTATCGTTTTCTCGTAAGTCTATTCAAGAGGCAAGGGAGCGTGTAGGCAGTGAATTACAGCTCGCGGAGAAGGATGTGCCGTGGTTCAAGACGCTACATTCGATTGGTTTCAACTGGCTGGGCATGGAAACAAACGAAACAATTCAACCCGCCGACTTCAGGCAGTTGGGTGAGATTTTAGGTATGGCGTTTGACCGGAGCACTGCCGAGGTCATGGAAGAGGGCATGGTTCCTTTATCTATGAAAGAGGGCAATCGGTACTTAGAGATTATCAGCCGGTCTAAATTGCGATGCATAACCATGGAAGAAGAATATAACGACAGAGGAGACTACGACCTCCACTGGTCTATGGTTAAGCGTGTGGCTCAAGTTTATGCGGAGTATAAATCCGACAATGGAAAGTTTGATTATACAGATATGGTTGAACTATTCGTTAAGCAGGGCACGGGTCCGGTGCTTGAGGTTTTGATTGTTGATGAGGCCCAAGACTTAACACCACTACAATGGAAGCAAGTAACGATACTCAAGGAACGTGCCAGCCGTGTGTATTATGCAGGGGATGATGACCAGTGCATTCACCGTTGGAACGGTGTGGATCTAAACAGCTTTATGAACGCTTGCGATAATAAGATAATCCTTAATAAAAGTTTCCGAGTACCGAGAAGCGTGTACCTGTTAGCAAATAAGCTGGTTAACAGAATAGGTGTCCGTCAGGAGAAAGAATGGGCACCAAGAGACGCGGATGGGGATGTGGACTATCATATGAACTGGTATGATGTAGACATCGACAAAGGTTCGTGGACAATCATGGCTCGAACCAACAAGGCCTTAAACGCAATCCACCATTCTTTGCGCGAAGACGGGTTTTTGTTTGAACGCTTTGGTCACTCTATGATCTCTCCTGAGTTGCTTGAAGCCATGGCAATCTGGCAGCGCTTGGCAAAGGGTGATACGGCTAGTGTCGGGGAGATTCGTAAACTCTATACATTCATGCCTAAACAAGGTGATAAAGCGTTGCTCAAACGCGCCGCGTCGAAGACCTTTGACGCTGTAGACCCTCAAGGTTACCATAACTTTGACAACCTTGTTGCCGAGCATGGTTTGCTTGCGCCTCAAGATATGCGCCCAGAGGTCGTGGTAAACATGTCGAAAGAGGATATTCGTTACATGGGTGCCGTGCGTAGGCGTGGTGAGGATCTGACTAAGCCTCGGATAAACTTGTCCACCATCCATCGGATGAAAGGCGGCGAGGACGACAACATTCTTTTGCTTTCGGACTCCTCATATCCTGCGGTTAATACCCCTGACCAAGATGATGAGCATCGAGTGTTTTACACCGCTGTTACACGAGCACGGCATAATTTACATGTTGTGGAATCAAGAGCACCATATAGGTATGAAATATGAATAGAGACAAATTACTTGATACAGCCAAAGAGTTAGTCAATGGCGCAAGAGCCAAGGATTATGGTGATGCCTATGAAAACCACGAGCGTGTGGCAAAGCTATGGTCTATAATATTAGATAAGGAAGTGTCGGTGTCTCAGGTGTATCAATGTCTAACAGCTCTAAAACTTTCAAGACTTATAGTCACGCCAACACACCAAGATTCATGGGTAGATATTGCAGGGTATGCTAGCCTCGGAGGGGAAGTAGATGAAGAAGGAAAGTAGTCAGCTTACGTTTCTAAACAGGTTGGACTTGGATACTATTGAGAAGGATTGGGTGCCTCCAGAGGTGTTCCCTGACCTACGAAACAGTCAGTATATTTCAGTTGACCTTGAGACCAGCGACCCTAACTTGACAACCCTCGGGGCAGGTTGGGCGCGTAATGACGGGTTCATCGCAGGGGTGGCTATCGCGGCAGGAGATTTTGTTGGGTATTATCCTATCGCGCATCAGGGCGGCGGTAACATTCCACACAATAAGGTCATGAAGTGGTTAGCAGAGCAGCTTGCTACACCAGACATTCCAAAGATCATGCATAATGCCACATATGACGCTGGATGGTTACGGTGGGCAGGAGTCAAGATACAAGGCACAATCATCGACACGATGGTCGCCGCGCCGCTTCTGAACGAGAACAGGTTTAGCTACAGCCTCAACAACTTAGCAAAGGACTATCTTGACGAGCGTAAGGATGAAAGAACTTTACGTGCGGCGGCGGCGGATTATGGCTTTGACCCCAAGGCAGAGATGTGGCGGCTGAACTCACGCTTCGTAGGTGCATATGCCGAAAAAGATGCCGATCTTACCTTGAAGCTATGGAACACTATGAAGGTGGATTTGAAAAAGCAAAGCCTTATGGATGTGTTCAAGCTAGAGACTTCTCTTATCCCAGTGCTGTTGGATATGCGCGAGAAGGGCGTGAAGGTAGATATTGACAAGGCGGAGATTGCAAAGAAGGAATTAGTTCGTCTCAAAAAGGATCTGGTTACAGATATAAAGCATGAAACGGGGGTGTCGATTGAGCCGTGGGTTGCCAATAGTGTTGCCTCCGTGTTCTCTCATTATGGTCTGTACTACAACAAGACAGAGAACAATGGTCAGCCGTCCTTTACCAAAGCGTTTTTGCAGGCTTGTACACACCCTATTGCGGCAAAAGTCCTGCGCTTGCGTGAACTAGACAAGGCGAGCAATACCTTTATCGACAATATTTTAAAGTTCTCACATAAAGGCCGCATACATTGCGAGTTTCATCAGCTTCGCTCTGACGATGGCGGCACTGTCACGGGGCGCTTTTCGTCCAGCAATCCGAATCTACAGCAGATTCCAGCGCGTGACCCAGAGATCAAAGCCATGATCCGAGGTCTGTTTATTCCAGACGAAGGATGCAAGTGGGGCAGCTTTGACTACTCAAGTCAAGAGCCAAGACTCTTGGTGCATTACTGCGCTAGTATGCCAGAAAGAGAACGACACCCCATCATTGATAGCGTTGTGTCGGAGTATCATAAAGGCGATGCGGACTTCCATCAAATGGTAGCGGACTTAGCATCTATAACTCGTAAGCAAGCCAAGACGGTCAACTTAGGAATTATGTATGGTATGGGTGTAGGCAAGCTGTCAAGCACAATGGATATTAGCACTGATGAGGCTAAAGCACTTCTGGCTAAGTACCATGAAAAGGTTCCGTTTGTTAAAGGTCTAGCAGACTTTGTGTCCCAAAGAGCGAATATTAACGGGCAGATTAGAACGATGTCGGGGCGGTTGTGCCGGTTTGATATGTGGGAGCCTAAGACATTTGGGTACAACAAGCCGATGAAGCGCGAGGAAGCCGAGAAAGAATATGGGCATATACTCAAAAGAGCGTTTACCTATAAGGCTCTAAACAAACTCATCCAGGGTTCTGCGGCTGACCAAACCAAGGTTGCTATGGTAGAGTGCTATAAAGAGGGATTGGTGCCGCTTTTGACAGTGCATGACGAACTTTGCTTTAATGTGGAAAGCGAGGAGCAAGCTACGAGGATCACAGAGATTATGGAGAACAGCACGGAACTCAAGGTTCCGAGCAAGGTAGATCAGGAGTTGGGTAACAACTGGGGAGAGGTTGGCTAGACTGCCAACGACCTGATACGCTTGACCAAACGCTTGGCGCGATTGGTGACCTGGTCATACCACTGTGAGTCAACCATCTCATCTGCAGCTTTGTTCCAGTCTCGCGCATCCACCCCAGCCTTCATGCCCTTGAACTTAGACAAGCGTGGCCTTCCCATGTTAAACATCATATTTGCAATGACCAACTGAGCCTCTTCAGGAAGTTCGTCAAAGTCTGAATACAAGGTCTGACAATCGTCTAATGTAACTGCGATATCTAAATGAAACCGCTGTCGGACACGCTCT